AAAATTGCACCCCGGCAAGCCAATGACTAAACTCGCTAAAGGCGGCGTGACTGGCGAAATGATGAAGTCTATGGGTCGTAACATGGCGCGTGTCGCAAATCAAAGGGGCAAATAATGGCTACTTTCAGTATGAAAAAAGGCGGCAAAGAAGTTGGCCCAGCCAGCACTTACGCCCAACCACACAACATGTCTGGTAAAGGTGTTGGCGTTGCTGAAAACCCCGGCAAAGAGCCAAACCGTAGCAGACTAGATACGTCTGACGTTAGTATTGGACAGTACAGTATTTCTGCTGGTGACGAAAAGGTTAAGACCGACGGCATTAAAGTACGTGGTACTGGCGCAGCTACTAAAGGCTTGATGGCACGAGGCCCGATGGCATGACCTACGCGGAACTCGTAACAGCGATTCAGACGTATACAGAAAATACGTTTCCGTCTACCACTTTGGCGGACGGCACAGTTGTGTCTTCAACAACACAAATCAATCGCTTTATCGAGCAGGCTGAACAGCGTATATACAACTCTGTTCAGTTTCCGTCGTTGCGTAAAAACGTAGTGGGTAATCTAACGATTACCAATAAATATTTGTCTTGCCCAGATGATTTCTTGTCTACATATTCTTTAGCCGTAGTCGATGCTACTGGCGCGTATGAGTATTTGCTAAACAAGGATGTGAACTTCATTCGTCAGGCATATCCAAACCCAACAACAGATACTGGGATTCCTAAGTACTACGCATTGTTTGGCCCAACTGTTAACGGAAGCACAATAACTAATGAGTTATCTTTCATGGTTGGCCCGACTCCAGATGCGTCTTACACAGTAGAACTGCACTATTACTATTACCCCGAGTCAATCACAGTTACCGCTTCTGGTACAACTTGGTTGGGCGACAATTTTGATACTGTCTTGCTATATGGCTCACTGGTTGAGGCATATACCTACATGAAGGGTGAGCAAGACATTATGGCGTTCTACGACCTCAAATACAAAGAAGCATTAGCCCTTGCTAAACGCCTTGGTGATGGTCTGGAGCGTAGCGATGCTTATCGCTCTGGGCAATTCCGTGAAGCCCCTCTTCCACAGAATACTGGGATTAGATAATGGCCTTTACTGGTAACTTCACTACCAACACGTTCAAGACAGGCTTGCTTGATGGCACGTTTGATTTTGGTACGGGTACAACACAGGTCTACAACATCGCGTTGTATACGAATGCCGCTACGCTAAATGCAGATACTACGGCTTACACAAGCATAGGTGAAACATCCGGTGGTAACTATGCGGCGGGCGGTCAAGCATTAACTATTTCTCAAGTACCCACAATCGGTAATCAGACCGGTATTGCCACTGTGTATTTATCTTTTGGAAACGCCGCATGGACAGGCTCAATCACCGCAAGAGGTGCATTGATTTACTTGGCTAACGGCACAACGAACCCCGCAGTATGCGTGCTAGATTTTGGTAATGACAAGACAAGTGCTAGTACATTCACCGTACAATTCCCAGCAGTCACTAACACGTCTGCAATCATCCGCATCTCTTAATAGGAGCAATCATGCAAAAAGAACTTTCTAACTTTGGTGACCACGCTGAAATCACCATGCAAGCTAACGCTGTTATCCCAGAGGGTATGGGCGTTGATGGCTTCTACAGAGTAGAGTGCCGTGATGCACAGGGTAACCTCAAGTGGAACGAAGAATTTCCTAACCTAGTTGTAGCCGTTGGTAAGCAGATGATGCTTGATACCTTGCTACGTACTTCTGGTACTTATACAACTGTTGGTCCATTCTTAGGTTTGATTAACAACAGCACCACATTCGCAGCCGCAGACACCATGACTTCTAAGACATGGACTGAGTTGACTACCTACACCGTAGGCGGTTCCGCTGTTCGTGGTACTGCGGTATTCGCAGCGGCTAGTTCTGCTGGTACAACCCCATCAAACATAACAACTTCAACAGCCACTGCGATTACCTACACAATGACAGGTTCTGCTACTGTGTATGGATGTTTCTTGGTAACAGGCTCTGGCGCTGTCAGCACAATCTCTAGCACTGCGGGTACTTTGTATTCTGAAGGTAACTTCAGCACTGCTAAGGCTGTTACTTCTGGCGATACTGTTAGCGTTACCTACTCGACTACCGCAACTTCTTAAAAGGAGTCTTAAATGGCTCTCGTTCTTGCAGACCGCGTTCAACAAGCGGGTACGGCTAACACCACAGTTAGCTTTACCCTATCTGGCACCGTAGAGGGATATCAGGCGTTCACGGCTATTGGTGATACCAATACGACGTACTATGCCGCTACCGACGCTGTTGGTAATTGGGAATCAGGACTAGGCACGTATTCATCTACGGGGCCTACGCTCACGCGCACGACTGTCTATGCGTCTAGTAACTCTGGGAGCGCGGTTACTTTTAGCGGCACCGTTAATGTTTTCTGTACTTACCCTTCATCAAGAGCGATATACGAAGACGCGTCTGGCAACGTCAGTGCGTTGGGTACGATTACTTCCGGCACTTGGAACGGCTCTACTATTCCTGTCGCTTATGGTGGTACGGGTGTAACCGCTTCTTCTGGCGCTAGTTCAGTGATGTTGCGGGATGCTAACCAGAACGTAGATGTAAACAGGCTTAATCAGTCAAACTCCTCTATCTCAGCGGCGGGTGGTACAACGGCGTTAACAGCGGCATCTAGTTACTCACAGACGTTGAATGGCACGGGCAACCAGACCTACACAATGCCTGACGCAACTACCCTTGCTACAGGCGTGGCGTTTGTGTTTAACAACAATGCAACGGGAACGCTGACCCTCCAAGACTACTCTACTGGTGCTATTGGCACTATTACTTCTGGTGGCGCGGTTGAACTTGTATTGCTATCTAACGGCACGGTTGCTGGAACATGGGATGTACACGGATTTCTTCCTGAGAACGTGACTTGGGGCACTAACGCTCTTAATCTTGGCTCTACTGTTATTACAGGCGGTACGTGGAACGGCGGAACGATTCCTACAGCTTATGGTGGCACAGGCTTAACAACCTTCACTGCGGCTAATGGCGCTCTCTATTCCACATCCGCTTCTGCTCTTGCGGCGGGTACTTTACCCGTGGCTGCTGGCGGTACAGGCGCTACTTCTCAGACAGAATACGCTGTGCTGTGCGGTGGAACTACTTCTACTGGTGCGTATCAGTCTATTGCTGGTGTTGGCTCATCTGGGCAGGTGCTGACTTCAAATGGCGCAGGTGCGTTACCTACATTCCAAGCGGCGGCGGGCGCGACTATTACAGGGACTACCACTTCCGCCACGTATTACGTTATTGGTACAACTTCTACTTCCGGCTCACTAACTACAGCGTCTATCTCCAACACCAACGTAGTTTCTTACAACGCTTCTACTGGTGCGTTAACTGCGGTATCGCATGTTTCTAGTTCAGACGAAAGCCTCAAGACAAACTGGCGTGATGTTGCCCCCGACTTCATTGAGCAGTTGGCTGGCGTTAAAAGCGGTATTTTTGATCGTGTTGAGGGTGGCAATACCGAGGTTGGTGTTGGCGCTCAGTCACTCCAAAAGGCTTTGGCAGAGGCGGTTGTTTCTGGCGAAGATGGGCTTCTGTCTGTGAACTACGGTGGCGCGGCTCTTGTTGCGGCTATCAAACTAGCCGAGCGAGTTGTAGCTCTTGAGGCGCGACTAGCTGCGTTGGAGAAGTAATGTTTGGGATACCCGCCTATGCTGCAACCCCATTTGCTGCGTTAGCGGGCACTAGCTATTCGTTTGCTGTAACAGAAGACATTAGCGCGGCAGACTCCAGTACCCAGCTATCCGCGTTCCTTCAGACTTTCTCAGATGGCATCACGATAGCCGATACTCCAAATGACGCGGGTGTTAGCTACTCTACGGGTGTTAACGAGAACATTACTTTTGACGACTCCAGTACACAACTAAGCACGTTCTTACAGACTTTCTCTGACGGTGTAACTCAAGCCGACGATATTGTTATTGCCGCACAATTTGCGGTAGCCCTGTCTGAAGATACGACAGTGGAGTCAGCACAAGAACTTTATTTCGCGTTCTTCGACTCCATTACCGAAGACATGACGATGGCGGACGCGGAGACCATAGTCCGTGTGTTTACCGACTCCATAACAGAAGCTATAACTATGGCGGACTCTTACGCTGTCATAGCCGCGTTTCCAACAAGTGTTTCAGAATCCGTCACTATGGCGGATAATACGGCTGTATCTGGCTGGGCAAAAATTATTGATGTGCAGACACCGGGCTGGACAACCATAAATAACTCACAATGAGGTAATACATGTCAGCAACATACTCAACCAATTTAGCCTTAGAGCTTATAGGCACGGGTGACCAAGCTGGTAACTGGGGCGCGACCAACAACTTGAACCTTGGTACGCTGCTTGAGCAGGCTATTTCTGGCTACGTAACTCAAGCCGTTTCTACTGGCGCAGATACTACGCTCACCATGTCCCAAGGGGCATCCGCCACAGCCCGTAACATGTTCATTGAGTTGACTGGCACAGGCGGAGCAAGCACTAACTTAATTGTTCCAGCCAATAAGAAACTCTATTTCATCTACAACAACACTTCGGCTGGGCAAGTCACAGTCAAAGTTAGCGGGCAGACTGGCGTATCAGTTGTCAACGGCACTAAAGTAGTTTTGGTGTCTAACGGTACAGACATTGTTAACGCCACAAGCTATGTTACGTCGGGAACTACTGTAACTGCCGCAAACGCAATAGCTAATACAGGTGGGTGGAACGTAACACCTACTGGTTCGAAGTTGTACTTCAACTACAACGGCACTAATGTAGGATCGTTAGATTCATCTGGTAACCTAATCATTACTGGTGCAATCAGCACCGGTGGAACCCCTTAAAGGAGCAAAAACATGACCATTACAGTAGGTGGAACGACAATCACGTTCAATGACGCAACCACGCAGACCACTGCGCCGGTTAACACAAATGCCAACGTAACTTCGGTTTCGGCTGGTTCGGGTATTTCTGTATCTTCTACAACAGGTGCAGTAGTTGTTAGCTCTACTGTATCTGGTGGAGTATCTTCAGTTAACGGACAAACTGGCGCAGTTACTTTAACTAATGCTGGTGATATTGGTTCTATTGGTGTTTATATGAATTCTGGTAATTCAGATTTGGGGTATTCGTCAACTATTGCTGGAAGCACTTTAAGGTATAACGAAAGTACTAATAGCGGAGGGACTCCAGGACAATGCCCTTTTTACAATTATTACACAGTTAATAACGCAAATTATGGCGGTGGCGGTTCTAGTTTAAGCGGGACATGGAGAAAATTGAATAGTGGTTCTATTTTTACCAGCCAAAGTGCTTGTGGTGATACAACAAGAAATTATATGCGTGCCCTTTATATTCGTGTTTCTTAAAAGGAAAATATATGTTTACTATTCAAACAGTTACAGATTTGCAATGGTGTGATGCAGAGCACACATTTTTTTCATGCAATGTTAAATATGAAGAATTTAATGAAGTGCATCCGACGGGCGTAAATGCTACTGACCCATACGACCACATAAAATTATTGTGGGCTAGAGGTAATGCGGGCGGGTATGGCGTTATTGCTGAATATGTACCACCAGAAATACCTGAAATACCTGAAATAGGGTCTGTTCCACCAGAACAACAACCATCAACAACAGGCACACAAACTTTGTGATGTACCCCAATTCAACGCCAGAATTTCGTGTGCTTCGAAAGCAAGACGGGACAATGGTTTTGCAAATTAGGTATATAAACATTTCACAAGGCTACACAAGCGCATGGAAAGATGTGCCAGTAGTAAAAGAAGATGACTGAAATGCTATACATTTTGCAACCAGCACACCAAGTCACGTATGACGGGGTGGTAATTAATGTTTACCACGCCAATAAAGGCGAAGGTCTGCCAAGACATGAACACGCATACTCACATCTAACTATTTGCCATTCTGGAAGTTGCGTCATACGCAAAGAAGGTATAGAAAAAGTCATTGACAAAAACACGCAACCCATAAACCTTAAGGCGGCTGAATGGCACGAGATTGAAGCCTTAGAAGATGGAACTGTTTTTGTTAATGTGTTTGCTGAAGGTAAAATTCTAAATAATCCAATGTGGACCCTTTCACTCTTCTCATGGCGGCCCAAACCGCCGTTGGTTTTATCAAGCAGGGGTGTGCTCTCCTGCATGAAGGGCGTATGGAGTTGGAAGGGGCTAAGAAGACAGCCGAGCAGGTCATTGGCGATGTCAAAGCAATCAAGGGCATTTTTGATTGGTTCATTGGTCTATTCGTTAGTAAACCAGCCAAGCCAGCCGAAGAAAAGCCTGTGGCAAAAGCGAAAGCCAAAGCCACAACCAAACAGCAACAGTCTTACGAGGAACTTGAACTCAAACTCATCAAGGACATCGGAGACAACATTGGTGTCCTCTTTGACACGCAACAACAGATTACAAACTTCTACCTTGAACTAGAGGAGACGTCAAAGACCGACTAC